AAGTTCGGTGATCAGGAAATTTGTAGCCGAAGCTGAAAGTCATGTAGGCACTGGAGGGCATGCTTGGGTTCAGTCCATGACCAACATAGGGAATCAAGCTTGGTGCGCAGCTACTTGTTGTGCTGTTGCTAAGGCCTGTGGGTATGCTGGTGTAATCATGCCAGGAGACGATTATGTAGCTCCGTCATTTGGAGAACAAATTGTCAAAAAATATGGCGGTACTCGAATTGATGGGCCTATGTGTGGTAATTCAGACGCTGTGCCACAAGCTGGCGATTTGATCATTTATCAAAACCCAGGTGATCCATATTGGGATGGTCAACATATCGGCATTGTTAGATATTGCGAAGGTGATATCGTGTATACTGTTGAAGGTAATACCGGTAATAGCGAATACAAATTTAGAGAGAAGAATCGAACAGGTAGTGGTATTGGTTGGTATGCTCGACCTGATTGGACAAAAGTAGGCGGCACTGCAACAATTGGTACGGGTACTGCATCTTACATTCGCAGAGATCTATATGATACAGAAAACGATAGATTGGATGCATCTATTCGTGAAGTTTGCTACATGACTTATGACTGTAAACCTTCTATATCATTAACAAGTGTAAAGTTATCTGTTATCAATTACACATCAATGTTACAGGTGCTTGTTAGGTTACTTGGGGGTGTTGTAGAAGCAGTTCCTGATGGATACTTAGGTAGTCCTGATAACATAGATGGATTAGATCCAATACCTCGTGAAATTGTAGAATTTCTTTTAAGCAAAGGTCTAAACACTGCTGCAGCTATTGGTGTAATTGCTAACATTCGTGCTGAAAGCTCATTTAGAACAGATGCTGTTGGTGATTATGGTACATCATTTGGATTATGTCAATGGCATAATGAGCGAAATACCGCTATGCGTCAAGTTGCTGGTACAAATTGGAGTACTAATTTAACAGGCCAACTTGAATACTTATGGATAGAGCTTAATCAATCATATTATATTGATTTGTTACATACATTACAAAGTGTACCTAATACACTTGAGGGTGCTAAAACAGCTACTGATGCATTTATCAGAAACTTTGAATTTCCTGCAGAAGTTAATCGTAAATCTATAGAACGACAAGGTTATGCAGAAGAGTATTGGAACCAAGTAGTTGTAGTTAACAGCAATGCAGGACCTACTGGCGTTTCTGCTAGTGCTCAAGAAGTAATAACTAAACAATCTGGTGTGAAGGTGACTCAAGGTACTGCGGTATCAATACCTGACTCGGTGCCTCAAACAGGTATAATCGCTAACTATACTAGTTATACAGAATACTTTAATGAATGGGTAGGTGTACAGCGTAAATTAGCGGATATATGGGCATCACAAGGTAGGCCTAATACTTATAGTGTAGCAACAATTAGCGGATATTATTTGATTGCACTTAAACCGGTGTTTGGTGATGTCGGAGATGTTGTGTCAGTAGTATTCAAAGATGGGACCTATTTCAATGCAATTATTGCAGATGCAAAGGGTGGTGATTCTCCTTCTGAATGGGGGCATTATTTCGGCAATCAAGTAGATGTAGTTGAATGGGAAGCATATGGACATGATCAAAATGTACTTCGTAAAGGTCTACAAGATGCTGGTTGGTTAGATAAAAAGATAGATAGAATAGTTAATTATGGTTCATGGTTGAGCTGAGGTGATAGATTGGTAGTAAATGGTTATGTAAAAGATTATAAGTATGCTGGTGATGGGACATTACTTATTCAAGTGCGAATTCCTTCTATTCATGGGCCTATGAATCAAAGAGAATATGAGGGTAGATCTGTAAAGAGCTACACACGTGACGGAGATCTACCATATTACCCATCTGTGCTGTTACCACATCTACCCGTCGAAGGCGAAGTAGTAGCTCTCATGAATACTACCGAAAATACCTCACATTTTATGGTAATAGGTCTTACAGGTGGTTCATATTATACATCAGTTAATAATACAGGAGATTGATTATGAATAACACAACATCTAGTATCAGTTTCCCAAATATGATAGACGTTACGCGAAATTGTGTATCAACATATACAGGAGACAAATCTATTGTAAATCGAACTCGATTACTTATATTAACAAACCCAACAGAGCTGTATAATGAACCTACGCAAGGTGTAGGGCTCAAACGATACTTATGGCAGTATAATACACCTAACACAAAGGCCATCATACAAGCTAGGATAAAAGAGCAGCTTAAAGCTCATGAACCTTATGTTGATGCTGAACAAACACAATTTGCTGATGGTTTAGCATTTACAGGTGATACACAGTATTCAGGTACAGCTATAGAAGCTAATGAGCTTAAAATGACAATCGGTTTACAAACTATCTATAAAGATAGATTAAACATGACTCTTGACATTGAAGAAGAGCGAGCTAAACTTTTCAATACGGAGGAGCAATAAATGGCGGTAGATATTAATAATACAGATTATGAAGAAAAGGGTCTAGTTAAATATACAAGCCGTGATTATGAGTCCATATTAGCAGATTTTTGGGATATGGTGCCTAAACTTACTGAGTTGTGGAAGCCTGAAGCTGATGCGGATCCAGGAGTTGTATTAGGTAAGTTACTTGCGAGTGCAGCTAATATGCTGGGTGTTAACTTAGATGCACTTGCAACCGAGATATATGCACCTTCTGTTCGTCAACGAAAGGATGCTGAGAAGCTGTTTGCGTTAATAGGTTATGAGCTTGGTTGGTATACAGCTGCAAGGACTGAAGTAACGTTTACAAATAACTCTCAGAATCCGATTACATTTGATTTTGGATTCAACGGATCTAATTTCTGTACGTTGAATGCGTATACAGACATAACTAATCAGTCCAGAGTAATTACTTATAATATATTGCCACTTACAAATAAGTATGGAGCTTCTGAAAGTCGTAGTAGACGCTCTGTTACAACAGATAATTTAAATGTATTTGCTGAGAGTGATCAAGTTACACTTAATCCCGGTGAAACTGTAACTCGTGTAGCTGTTGAAGGCGAATTCAGATACTATGCAGTATCTGTAGATTACATTCGTAAAAACAACTACATAATAAATATACCATCACAGCATATTGATACTACTGCTATTTGGGTGAAGGCCAAAGCATCTAAAGACGCAGATAACTTCTTAGCAACACAGTGGGTACAATGTGCTAGTCCTGCAGAATTTGTTACCCCAGAACCTAGATTCGCTGTAACTTATGATTCTTATTCAAATGCACAGATTCAAATAAGTAATTACTTAGATCAGCTCGAATCTTATGATGATAATTCGTACATAATGATATATTGGTTAGATTGTTCTGGAGTTATTGGTTGTGTTGGTACAGATGTATTATCTAATTATCTTCAAGCCAATGATTCAACTGGATTACCCGAAGAGTCTTCGAATGCTTGGGCAGTATCTAACTTATCTAATACTGTAGAATTGCCAAACACGCACACAGTAACTGGTAAGAGTCCCGAAACTGCTAAAGAGGCATATTTCAACAGCAGAAATTATATCAACACCTGGGATAGTTTAATTACATTACCTGACTTCAATAGATTCTTAAATAGAGAGCCTGGTGTAGATTGTGGTATTGTATTAGATTGTCAAAAAGCACTCGAAACTAATTTAGCAATTTATCAAGATGATAATCTGTCCGTCAGCCAAAAACGTAAAATGTACATCACCAATTATGATTTTCCAGTAGGAGATCTTTCAAAAGATTGGGCATCTAAGATAGATACAGAGACATTCGTCACTAAAACAATGCACAAAGTAGCACCTGGAGAGACATTAGAAGAAATTGCAAACATGTATAATGTTTCCTATGATGATTTATTAGAGTATAACAACTTAACTCCAGATTCTGTAGTTAATCCAGGTTACATGTTAAAAATACCTAAAGCAGTCGGTGCAGAACCTGAAATTGATTTTACTACTAATTTCAAAACATATACAGCGATGTGTTTTGCAATACATAATGATTTTGCAAAAAATAGTATATGGGGTCCAGGAGTTACATCATCTGCGAAAGTATCTAATAGACAAGTATTTATCAAATACAGACCATCAGATCAATTCATAGATGCAGTTAAGCGAGATTATAGGCCGTTACAAGCTATGTCAGTAGAATTAGAATTCGGTGATGTACGAGTGTTTAACTTCTATATTGTAGGTCAAATATATACAAAGAAACCTGTAAGCAAAGATGTTGGTGAGGTTATAATTGCAAAAGTGCAAGAAGCTTTGGCGTTATGTTTCGCACCAGCAAGCAGGCACATGGGTCAGAAACCAACCACAATGGAGGTGGTTAAAGTAATACAGAATGCAGATGACCGTGTAGACTATTTTGATGCTGGTAACATAAGTAATCCAGTGATTGTATATGATAAATGTGATCCGGAATATTTCAATATAATCAGCTTCGCTCGTTATACGCCTAGTAGTGCTACAAATGGATTACGTATTGCTCCAGAATGTCTTATAGAAACTCGGAGGTAACTAGATGCGATTCAAAGATATTGCTGTTCCTGAAATATACACAGAAAGTCAAGATTTTCGATTCTTCTTAGAATGGTTTGATCAATGTTTAACTAAAATTAACTATGATACAGAGAATGGATATGATTTATATGATTGTTTGCGCTGCCCCGCTAATCTGCTTTGGATGCTAGCAGATACAATTGGGTTCAAATATGATGACAGATTACCTACAGCGTTCAATCGATTTGTACTAGTATACTTCATGTCGATGATACGAAATCGAGGCAGCAAGGATGGGGTTACTCTCGCAGCTGAAGCTAATCTGAAACAGTTTGATATTGAAACACTTGCAGGCGTAGGTTATACTAACAGTCAAGGCGACGTAATTCCGCCTAAAGATATCTTGTATGATAGATTAGAAGATACAAGTTTACCTGTAAACTCTGCACAAGTTACTCCCCATACTGCAGAAGGGTATATTGAGGTAGTATATTTCTCAGACAAGCTACCAATAGACGCATGTATTGAATATGTAAGACCGCTTGGGATGTATTGTTTTCAACATGCAGGTGTAAGGATGGATGGTAGAACAAAGCTCACAATTGATGGTAGACTTACAAATATGAATGATGTAGGTTTATCTATAGGTCCGACACATGTTGGGCATTACAGTCGTGATGATTACGCCAGATTACAACGTCTTACCAATACATCTCAAGATCTTACAGAAATTCATACAGCTGAATCGACAGATAAGAAATTACGCCGCGGTACAATTCGTGATCCATTACATCTTGAATGGGTTGATAAAGCTGATAGAACAGTTCGCGTGCCAAAACAAGAACTTACAGATACGCGTCGTAATGTGTGGTATCGTAATGCTGATTATGAGGGCGGTTTAGAAGATGATCCAGTACAAGCTCGCAACCGTGATATCAATCCAGGATATAGATCACTTTATTCACTGCAGCTTTGTAACAATGAACACATAGTTAGATCTTTAGTACCTATAAAACCAGGTGAACCAATTGAAGATGTAGACCTGCATAACAAAGAGCAGATTTTTGGATTAGGGTGGGAGCCGCAGGATGTATCTGTAAGTTATCCGGATGATTATGTATTGCCAGATGAAGCTGATTCTTATTTTACAGTTGATGGAGTTCGGCGTCCGAGCGATTGGAATCTTCGATATGATAAAGCTCGTGAAGAAGCTGAAAGTTCAGATATATGGACAATTGAAGATGATAGAAGTACAGATATTGTTAATCCAAGACCTGCAGTTAATCCTGTTATGCATGTTATTGGTGATGCAATTTCAATAGATGAACCAAGCTATCCAGTAGGTGAATAGGGGGTGTTGATATGAGTGGTCCAACTAATGAATACTACATAGTTGCTGTGAACCAAGATGGGTCTTATCCACTTGAACGAACTTCACACATTAAACATGGTCAGTCACATCCAGAAGTACAGAAAGGTTATTTAACAACTGCACATGTTATTCCGGATGGTCAGATAATACCTCACACAAATTCATCTTTATACTTTGGTGGATGGACTTGGGCAGATATAGAAGATATGCTTTGGCAAGATGTATATGATACATTCGTATGGTAAAACTTATATAGGAGGTACAGGTAATTGCAACAGACAGAATATCTCAATCTTAATAAACCGGAAATCGGTGTAGATAAAGCTGATGTAAATGTGCTCAATGCTAATATGGACATATTAGATACTGCAGTCCATGATCTACAAGATAGCGTAGGTGTTGAAGCTAATCCAGCAGGGACTGCATCAGAGGATCTTACAAAGTTAAAAGTTGGCCAGATAATATATGGTATTACAGGTGGTGGGGGTGGTAGTGCTAACCTCACCGAATTAACCGAAGCTGAATATGAAGCGCTTAAAGAATCAGGGCAACTTGTAGAAGATATGATGTATTTCATCACAGATAAGCGTGGTGGAGATGGTCAAGCCATTGCATTTTCGGAAGATATAGCTGGAGGTGTTTGGTCATTATTAATTACACAGCAAGGTGCTGCTGGATTTAGCACAGAAACTGCTGTACCTGCAGGAACAACACATATAGCAATTGCCGTAGATTATCAGAATCAAATCTGGATGCCAGCCGTATTTAATTTAGCAGAACAGATACGACTTGCTAAGTCTGCAGGTCGCACTCGAGTTAATTACGGACTTGAGTGGGTTGTGTGGTCAGACCATGATACAATCGCATATACTTATGACATATCTACTAATAAAGTAGCAATTGCTGCAGGATATTCTGGAGTTACTATTAGAGCATATGCTATACAAGCAGCTAAAGCCAGTGTCCCAGAGTTTCATACATATGATGATACTGAAAAGTTAGTCGGAACTTGGTTCAGTCAGCCTTTGTACGAAAAGACAATCATCCTTAAAGCAAACAATGTTGACAAATATACATATTCTTCTGAAATTTATCAGAATTGTTTACCGCCATTTGAATACATAGATGTGCGACAAATATATATGGCAAGAGGTGATGCGTCTATCGGCTATGTAGATATTGCACCAAATTATAATGAAGTCTTCTATGTACCAAACAAAAATGGTGATCTATATCTTAAAAACACACACAGTCCTACAGATATAATCATCACAATACAGTATACTAAACCAATATCGTAAAAGGAGTAACGTATTATGGGTGAATTACGACTTAATGATATAAGTTACACTGGAGGTGGCGCAACTTATATTGAATTAACTCAACAAGAATATGACGCATTAAGTGATGGTGCCAAAAATAACGGTACATTATACTTCATAACAGACGGAGTAGGCAGTGCTGGAAATGTCAGTAAAATAGATACACTATGGGAAGGATCTGAAACACCTTCAGGATTAAGCGTATACGAAGCAACGCTTAATAACCCTGTAACAGATTATGATGCAATCGTTATAGAAGCTGAAGGTACTAATACCACTGTTAGATCAACTGGATTTTTCCTATCTAAAGATCTAGTAATTGATACCGGATATAAAGCTGATAACTTAATATACATCATCCCAAAAGCTGCTGATACTATTTGGTTATGTGCAATATCTGCTGAGATTGAAGCAACATATAAAAGAATTCGTGGAGTAAAATTTGGTTATTTCTTATATACAGATAGACTAGCCCCTATGATATACAGCGAGACAGAGCGAGAAATCGGAGCTTGGATTGATGACAAACCTCTGTATCAGAAAACCATTGTAGCAAGTTATCCAAGCGGAGTCAGTTCGGGAGAGCATGTTGTTGAGAGCATAGCAGACATTGAAGTGGTTAATGCTTACGGACATTATATCGAGACAAGCTCGGGCTATGATTATACAATCCCTTATGCACAATCAAACGGCTCAAGCCTCTACTATTACCAAGGGGATATGTATTTTGCAATCGGCAATAATGTGGGTTTTGACTCGGGTACATTATATCTCACCATCCTATACACCAAGGACAACGATACAGCAGGCAGTGGCTCGTATGGCTCATTAGGAATCCCGATGGTGCATTATGATGACAGTGAGAAGGTCATCGGCACATGGTTCGGAGAGACTGTGTATGAGAAGACATTCTCGGGAACAATATCGGGGACGAATACGGCTATCACAACCAACCTAAATATTGGGAGGTTAGTAGATATTGAGGCATCGGGAGAGAAGACCTCGGGAGGCAGTACCATTAGATTTGGAATGGATTACAGGGACGGCAGTGACTGGCTCAATGTCCATTGTTCGGGCAATAATATCCGTATAATGTGTTCAAGTTGGTTTAGTGGAGCAGATATTAAAGTGACTTTGAGATATACCAAGAGTACAACATAAGGAGGAGCAATCATGGCAAATTTAATGCTTAATGGCAAAAGCTATACAGCAGGTGACGGCGGTGCTAATTATTCATACGAAGAACAAGCTACAGGACTAAAATGGGTTGATGGGAAAGAAATATATCAGATATGTTTTCATACAACTAATATATCAATGGGAGCTACAATTGATTGCAGTGCGTTGAATGTTGATAGTGTTGTTGAGTTACGTGGTTTACTTATTGGTACAAATATAACCACCATACCGTATCATGCAAATGATAACTATTTTTCACGCATATATTACATAACTGATCCTTCAGATTCAGCTTATCAAAACATATATTTTGAGTTTGGCTCAAGGACAATAAGCAATTATACTGATACTTATATTATTTTTAGATATACCAAATCTAGTTAAAGTTAATGGGGGAGGGTGATTGTATGTATTATCCGAAATTTACCGAAGAGGTCGTTGATAATATCTTAGATGAACTTTCAGATAAGATCAGGGATTATTATAGGCGACCAGGTAGAATGATAGATGTAGATTTTGACGAAGTTGAATGGTATGATGATCCTAATTCACTTCGTGTACTTATCATTGTATATGTAAATGGTGAAATGAAACGTGACGGATATTTTCAATTTACTGCATATGATGAGTATTATGATGACCGTGATTTTGATGCACATGTATATCAAGCAATACATAATTTCATAAAAAATCTATAATGAACCTTGTATATTGCCATAAGAGAGGTGTACATTTATGGCAAATGATTCTGCAACACAAGCTAATATTGACGCAGTAGTTACAAGGTATGATTTTGATTTCCAATATACTGATTCGCAGGGCAATGAGCATCCTTATCCAAGGATGGGTCAAGGTCCTGCGATATTGGCGGATGAAGATGATTTAGATCGAGATGAATTAGGATTTACTAATCCTAATCTACATCGTAGAGTGGAACCACATGATCCACCGATTGCAGATGATCCTAAGAATCAAGAACTATCACCGCGTCAGTATCAGTTAAACTTACAAAATGTTCGCTCGTATCGGACAACGCAAATAAATGTACACGACGAAGAATCTATAGATGACGAAACCCCGTAGGAGGATCAAACGTGAATAATAAATTATCAGCCTACAAGAATTTATCAATTAAACAGAATGTAGCTATCCAAGTAATTGATGAAGCTACTGGTGCAGTTGTGCAGGAACATGTCGGACATAATTCTGCAACCAATTCATTGTTATACGGAATTGCTCATCATCTTGCTGGGGATTTTTTACCTAATGAGGCTATAGGGTTACATCCTGCATATTCGATGCTTGCAAACTATGTGCCGAGATATATTTCATTAGGTACAATGGGCCTTATAAATCAGAATCAAGATTCAAATGGATTACCTGCAGGTGTTGGTGATACAGTTCCTAGTTCTTCTGATCCAGAATTCATTAGGTTACAAGAGGCGATGAATGCAGCAAAAGATGCGTTAGATGCTGCAAAGGAAGCGCTTGCAGATGATTGTCAATATTGGCCTGCGTGCGATGCTTGTACAGAATGCGAAACATGTGCAACTCGTATAGGAGCTAAGCGACAAGCTGTCGATGATGCACAAGTTGCATATACAGAAGCATATGATGCATTCATGAACTACAATGAAGAAGCTAGATTTGTTGAATATATGAAACATAGACCTGGCTACGGCGCTGATGGTTATGATGCAAATGAAAATAATGGGCGTAAATATCTAGGTCTCGGCTACGCATATTCTTCATATGATGTAACAGAACAGTACGACGTAGGTGATGTAGTTATGTATATGGGCATATTATATGTATGCGATGTAGCTACATCAAATCCAGCTGGTGCATTCAATACAATTAACTGGCGGCAAATGGATGATGCTGTGCAGCCATCACTTGGTACAACTATACAACTCGAATTAATCAGCCCGTCCTTCCCTCGTGCATCAATTGAATATCGTGATATCGTACCAGAATATCAAGCAGAAATATCTAAAACAATTGATGTAGTGTTTAGTGCAATGATATCTACAGGAGCACTTAAACAATTTAGACCTGAAGGACAAGATTACATATTCATAACTGAAGCTGGATTATGGTCAAAACGTACTTGGGAAGATAGTGGTGAAAATGGCTTACTTGCAGGTTATAGAATTGTTCCACCAAATGATGATAATTGGGATATGACAGTACCTGCAAATCGTCAGATACTTAAAGAAAATATACTTAAGGTAGGTAAGAATCAAGTAGTTCAAGTTGTATGGAAGATACAGATAGGTGCGATAGAGAAGTTTGATCAAGACGAACCTGTACCTGAAAACTATACAAAGCTATCATTTCATGTGATTGATGAAATTTCTGAACAGCAGATGTCTGGTGTTGTTATCAAAATAACAACGGATGCAGCTGGCGAACATGTTGCTTATGATGCTAGGACGCAGCGAGAATTACTTTGGACAACTTCTGATGTCAAGAAAGTTGCATATCTGAATGATGGCGTGTATTACATGCATCAAATGACAACACCGAGTGGCTATGCAACTTCTAATACAATTAGCTTTGAGCTTGCTGAAGGTGTTGTAACAAAAATTGGTGATGCTGGAATAATCGAAGGCACAGATATTACAATGGTAGAAGAATTAATACCATATGTACCTGTAGAATCTATTGAAGTATATGAAGATGCAGAATATACAATACCACGTGACAATTCTATATTATGTCTAAATCCTATAGAATCGGCTATACAGATTTCAGAATATCCACCATATGAAATCTTTTATGTGAAAGTTCTGCCAGAGAATGCAACCAATAAATCTATAGGTGTAAGAGCTGAACGGATCAGAAATGATGATGGCGACTACCCTTGGTGGGATTCGCCGCCTAGGACGGATTTTGCTTCTAAGATAACTAAATTATCTGATACACAGATAAAAATTGAAGCATGCTGCTACGGCAGACTTCATTCAGATATGATGCGAGTATATTCGCTAGATAATGAAAACATTTATCAAGATATAGATGTTGCATCATATGTAAATCTCACAGATGTTGCTTTTGATGTTACACCGGCTGATTTGCAGATGGGGTTATATGAAGAAAAGCATCTGAAACTGAATCTTTTACCAACACATTGGACTGCGAATCACATTGAACAGACTGGCGTAGATAGACATCAAGCTGAATATCCTTTCATATACTGCGGCTATTCAGGAGATGCAAACATATATGTAGATTCCACGTATGAACATGAGGTACCAATGGATGATCCATGTTTATATGGTTACATCGATGTGAATAGTGATAATGGTTATCCAGGAACTGCAGTTATTTCTGTCCCATATTATGATGAGAATGGTGATGAGCAAAGCAAGTCTGTTGAACTCACTGTTACAGCTCAGCCATCAACGCAGATCAACTTTACAAATGTACCTGTAGATTTTTCTGAATATGAACCCGGTGACTATTTTACTGTAGGTGTTACAACAACTCCAACTTTCTGCTTAGATAATCAATACCAAGAATTTTATGGATACATATATTGTGATATATCTGGGGACGGTATAACTACTGTAGAAAGGGAGTATGATACATCTAATCCAGGTGATTGCTCCTGGACTGTTACTGCACCAGGTAAGCTATCATTATCATATCACACATATTACCCAGAAGATGGTATTGAAGTTTATATATTAGGTGCATGTACAAATGTAACTATCAGTATATACATGACAGAATATCCTAATGTAACTAGTTCATTCTTAATAGATGAAATCATAGATCCAAGCCCAACCCCTAGCGGTGCAGATTACGATTGGGACTTTACAACTAGTTTAGTTGATACTAATGGTGTTGATGCAGAATTCTTCACAGATACAACAGATGCATCATCGATAACTACTACACCTGCAACAGGTCAATATGCTGATAACGCATTAGCAATATCCAGCGGATACTATGCTCTAAAGATTCCAGTTGACTTACTTTCTACTTCAACTTCTTATGCAGTAGAAATTGACTTCACGGATTGTACGTTAGAACCAGCTTCTTGGAATGTTGGATTTGTTATGAATATCGCTGCTGACCCATATACAAGTTCGATTGTAAGTGGAATTAACACAGACTTTGGAGCATTCAGCGTTGATGTATATGATTCAACCGGAAGCTTTGCTGCTTCAGAATCATCCATAACATCTACAACATACTTTGCTAATAGTACAATGAAGATTATCAATCGAATCACATCTAATAACAACGTTATATGGGATTTCTACAAAGATAACGCATTAGTATTCAGCACAGACGAGTATCAAAGTGATGGTGTAACTCCATTCTTCTGGGATAATTCAGTATTACAAATACCATTTGCTATAAGCGGTGGTCATGTATCTGCTAAGATAACCGGTATGAGAATATATGAAAACAATTAACCTTCTATATAGATAACATTGGTACTAAGGAGGCTTATTATGAGCAATATAGTGTTTACTCCTGCATCATTAATAGATTTATTATCTCAGATTGATGAGCTCAATGAGTATGAAATAGGTATTACAGAAACTATAGACGATAAACTTCAGCTTAACATTGGAGATTCTACATATATAATAGATGATAAAGATGTTACTGAAATTAGTGTCGATGAATCTGTCGTAGATGCAGTAGAAGATGCAAATGTAGAAGCATACGAAAATTTAGACGATTCTATTGAAGTTATGCTAGATGACGAACAGCTAATAGAGTCCGGAGTACTTAAAGAAATTGCTAAAACACTACTTGTAGGCGGTATGGTTCGGCTTGCAGGTAAGTTGATGAAATAAGAGAGGTGATATGTTTGAGTAAGATTAATAAAGTGGAAGCAGATGTTGCTAATAAGAAGCCGACTGTCATTGGTCACTTTTCGGGTATGTGTGCCGATGCTAATATTACAAACGAGAATGGGTTAGACATAACTCGAGAAGTATGGGAGAATGTATTTGCATCTGACATCTATAAACAAGCAATTGAAAACGGGTGGTATTTAGGATTCGCAGGACATCCAGAAGACCCAAATTGTCAAGAATTTAAAGATGCTTGCATCATCATGCGAGAAGGTCATATTGCAGATGACGGTAAAGTTTATGGTGAATTTGATCTCATTGATACTCCTGTAGGTCGTGTAATTAAATCATTCATTGATGCCGGAGTTACTTTCGGAATATCTGTTAGAGGCGCTGGCGACATTATCGACAATTCCGTTGACCCTGATACATTTGTATTTCGTGGATTTGATCTTGTATCGTTTCCTGCATATAAAGAAGCTATTCCAACATTTACAGAGATTGCAGCTTCAACTGATTTAGAGAAGCGTAAGAAATATCAAGCAGTATGCGCAGCAGTTAAAGCCAACTTATCTGAAATTACATCTGCCGAAACACTTGACTTAGTTCAATCACAGTTTGCAGGACAATCTGACGAATATCAGATGATTGAGGATAGAAAGGCTGAATTGCTTGACCCTAATGATCTAGATCCGATCATTGAAGATGACATTGATATAACTGAAGAGCAATTAGAAGGTGTTATGGAGCTATATTTAGCAGAAAAAGCTAAAAACACAACTCTTGAGTCTGAATTGCTTACAGCAAGTACAAATTTAAGAAAATTTACCAAAGATTCTGCTCGTAAAATAGATTCAATTCGTAGAATAACAGCTGCCCAGACACAGGATTATGAAACAGAACTTGCAAAATCAATCACTGCATATAAAACAATTCAAGCAGCTTCACGTAAATTGAAATCAGAAAATGCAAAATTGATCGCAGCAAATACTAGATTAGAGCAGAAAAATTCTCAATTGATTACTGCTTCTAGTAGATTAAAAATGGAAAATGATCGTATATTGAAGGATAACCTTAAATATAAACAGAGGATAGAAGCCACCGCTAATGACATTCAAGAAAAAGATTCTGTCATTTCCAATCTTCGCTCGGAACTTAGTGAAACCGTCACCGCAGCAACGAATGCTGAAGAGAGGACATCTAACCTGGATGCAAAGATTAAGAAGCTTAAAGACGAGGTGTCAGCAGCGACTGCATTGATAGAGGACTATCAAAATGCATATGCTTCATTATATGCAAGTGCACTTGGTGTTCACCTCGAAGATGTGCGAGTGACTTCAACCACATCTGTAAAAGAACTTGAATCCATAATCGGAAGTTCTACAGTACGTCAACAACCAATACTTGAAACTACACAGTTAATCGATGTTATTGATGACGTAGATGATGATGGCCTCGTAACAATATAAAATTCAAATTTAATATATAGCAAAGGAGATTAGTACTATGGCTATTAGAAAGACTACTCGTAGAATGCCTATCAGTGCTGCTCGTAGACCTGTAACTGCTTCTACATCTGTTACATCAGGTGTACAGAGACGTCAGGCTCAGTCATCTGTAATGGCAAGTATGGCAAAGCTCACACCAGAGCAGAGAGCTTTTACTCGTCAGCTCCAGAGCAACATCAAGCGTTCTGCTACAATTACAGCAGCTACTAACACAACAAACATCATGGCAAGACCTGATTTTCTTGAGCTCCTCCCAATGTTCGTTCAGAAGCTTTACATCCTGGACGTATTTGGTTCAGTAGCAATGAGATCTCGTCAGCAGCTCATCCCTTACTTCAAGTTCATTGCTGAGAACACAAAGGGTGAGACTAAGGCCGGTGACGTTCTTTCAAGTCCATTTGCAAACCGTCAGGGTATTGATCCTAACTTCACAGGACGTGTTGTAAAGAATGAAGTTGTAGCTGAAGATACAGAGATTCAGGATAACATGATGTTCATGTATACTCCAATCCTCCCGAACACAGTTACAATCAAGTATGATGCAGCTGGTACAGTTACATCTTACGTAGACGATGGTAATGGAAATATTTGTGCAGCTGGTAGCACAACACCTGTAGGATACATTGATTATTCAACAGGTATGATCAGCACAGATGCTGGTACATTTTCACCTGCAGCTGGTAACTCAGTAAAGGCTACATATCAGTACGACAACGAGAACGTAGGACCTAGAACACCTGGTAACGGTGGATATGGATATGATTACGGCGCTCAGATGGCTAAAGGATATCTTCAGCTCGATGAGATTA